TCCAGAGAGCCAAGCAGGATATGCAGTCAGTTGTGCAGGGACACTACCACTCTGAGTGCTACGTACAGTGGCATACAGGTGCTAAGTGCAAGGTGTTCGGGATGCAGCTAGGATCTGGAATAGACAAGGACAGTTACGCTATGGCTTACGGAAAGTACGGCCCTCATCCAGCTATCGGATGTGGGGTAGTGCATCACGGTAAGGTAGCTACAAATTATTTAATGGAATTATGACAAAGAAAGAATTTTTTAATTTTGTCGAAGCAGACAACCAGAGGATACTGGAACTTTTGCAGAAGAAAAACAATGACTACACTGCGGGTGCGGACAACGCTTTAGCGAACTTCGAACAGGCGGAAAGGATTGGCATCGACCCAGTCAAGGGAATCCTGCTTAGAGTTTTAGATAAGATAAAGCGGTTTGAGACATTTGCAAAACACGGGTTTCTTTCAGTAGAGAACGAAACGGTTTTGGACACTGCTGATGACATAGAAGGCTACATGAAAGCCATTAAAGCTTACCTGAAAAACAGAAATTATCCATGAAAACAGAAACTTGTACACATCGTTATTTTGACCTCATAAATCAACATCTCGTGAGTGATCCGAACTATATAATTACATTCAAAACTCCTAAGAAAACTTGTACAGTTGCATCAGACGAAGTTGACATGCTTCTGCACGAGGTGCTAGATACTCTAGTTACTCCTGTTCTAGAGGGTGCAGGTTACGAAATTCATCCAGGGCATATAGATATTTTTTATAGAGAGGAATGATTCAAGAGGAATTCAAGGAACTAGCTTTGCAAGTAAAGGAGATGCTATCTTCTGATTCAGGCTTTGTCAAAGAGAGTGTAGCACCTATGATTGGTGGGGGCTTTACAGGAGATCTGATGCCAGTAGGCTATCATATGTTTCCAGTTAGGCAGATATGCAAGACAGAACTAGGGAAGACGCTCATGGATCAAGTCACTATGTTTTACCAGAAGGTAATAGACATAGACGATGAGAACGATATGGTAGTATATTCTGAGGCTTCACTGCTTCCCGAAGAAACGATCAGGATTCTTGAGGTTTGGATGCAGAGATTCATTGAGGAAAAGGTAGACGAGTTGTGAAGACCCTACAAGTAGGCGAAGTGACAGAAGCATCGGAGCTTCTCATGATGGCCAAGAACTACCAAGATCAGGTAGACTTAATATCAGTTAAGATTACTAGGATTTTGGGTGGCGTCAAAGATGACTTTGTCCACGAGTTAGTAGACCAAGCTGTACTAAACAAGGAGTCCATAGACTGGATTGTTGAAGAGATAAAAAACTGGGAAAAGTACAGGCAAGAACTAAAGCTTTGATCGAGATAAGGACAACTAAGTTCCATAGAGATACGGCTAAGGAGTGGGCTAAAGAAATGGGATCTCTTAAACACTCTATGCTCAGGGGTGGTGGAAACATTAGAGGGCTTTTAGCAGAAATTGTTTACTCTGATAAGTTCGGCCTTCATCTCGCTGGTACGTACAACTACGATCTACTGACAAGGAAAGGTAAGCGAGTAGAAGTAAAGAGCAAGGGTGGATGGCAAGTTCCTCAGCCTCATCATTGGGTAGCAGTTGAAAGAAGGTTCGAACAAGACTGCGACTTTTACGTATTTGCTAGGGTCAGAAAAGACCTAGAAATAGTCTGGCTACTTGGATGGATGCCAGCTGCCGAGTTCAGGAAGAAGGCAATTCACTTTCCTCCAGGAACACCAGATCCAGACGATTCCTCATTCAAGAACAAGTTAGATAACCTTCAAATGAGAAACAGAGATCTTAGACAATTTAATGAAGAAAATTAAGAGGTCCGAAATTAAATTCTTAAGGGAAGAACTCTTGGATTATCAAGGAGGACAAGATCCAATCACTGGTTTACAGATTACAGACCCTGTCCTGGACCACGATCATGACTCAGGAGCCATCAGATGCGTTCTACAGCGTGGAGTGAACTCCTTCGAGGGTAAGGTTTGGAATGCGTACAAACGATTTATACGGCCTCTGGGAGTCTCTTATGAGGATGTGCTAGATAACCTAGCAGATTACAAGAACAAAGATTACTCCAACAATCCTATCCATCCTAATCACAAAACAGAGAAAGACAAGATAATCAGAGAGTACAGGCGTAGGATCAAGAGAGCCAAAAGGCCACAAACAAAGGAGAAGTACCGAGTTTTAATTAGGGAGTTGACAAATTAATTTTATATGGTAAGATGTCTTCCTTATTAGTAGAGAAGCCTCGGCTTCTAGTAGAGCGGGTCGTTCCAGCGGCCGTACTAAAGTTAATAACGAGGGCAGTGGGCGTAAAAACCTGCTGCCCTTTTTTTATTCTTCTTTGAATGCGTCCTGCCAGTCGTAGATAGTCCTGCCAACGATAGGAATGTACCTTACTGACTTTGACTCAGGAGAAAGCACAGGAGGAGCAAAGTTAAAAACATCCTTAGATACTGCATCTCCAAAGCTAATTAGTGGAGGAGTCACCATCCCCATAGCTGCTGTACCTACACCATCTCTCTTAGCTATCATGCCAGTGTAAGAGTTCAGGCCAAGCAACCTCCACAAGTTCTCAGTAGTAAGATCGGACATTTCTGGAAGATCTCCTTTACGCAAGAAAGCGTGTATAAATTCAACAGGAGCATTAGCAATCATCAAAGCCGTAAGCATCTGGAAAAGATTTTGTAACCCTTCCTGCATCTCGTCTTCGTTGCCAGAGAATATCTTCTTGAACACGTTACGCCTAGCGTAATCGAGCTGCTTGATCGTGTAGCTCTTCAGTGCGTACAAGAATCTTACATTAGGATTCTTAAGATACCAGTACGGCATATCGAACTTAGTAATGGGAGCAATGTTAGATAGCTTATAAAACAAGAACTCAGCTACAATGTCTGACTTCTTACCAGCACGTATATCATCTACTACCTGCTGTGCTCTTTCTGGTCCCATTAGCCCTGAGATCTCATCAAAGACCTTAGAAGAACTTTTAGATGCTTCACTACCTAGCTGCTTCTTAAGGCGATTGTAAGTGCTGTTAAGGAACTTAGCCTTTAAGCTTTCATCAAGCTGGCGAAAGCCAATAGCATTAAACATAAAGTCTATAGACTTCTGTAGCTTACCAGGGATAGTTCCATCTGAATTGAACTCAAATCCAGTAGCCTTAGTCGCCATGTTAATGTCGCTTAGATCAAACTGTACATCCTTGTCACCTTGGAACGCACCTTGTTTATTCTCAAACAAGTTGTAAGCAAAGTCACCAAGCTGGGTAACTGTACTAAGTGGAGAACTAAGGAATGCTAGAGTTGTAAAACTTTTTAATCCCCTAGAATAGTCAGCAAAGTCTTTTTTACCAAAAGCTACGCCAGCATCTTCGCTGTACTTGCCAGTCTTTACTAAAGCACCTCTAAGAATTCTTAGTATCTCTTTAGTTCCTTCAGCATCTAGTCTTTTCTCTGCAACCTCATCTACTAAACCTTGAATAAGTTTACCACGAGCTAAAGTTTTAGGTGATATTGAAGGATCTTCTTTAGCCCTTTTCTTAAATTCTTTGTTTGCTTTATTAACAGCAGTATTAATCTCTTTCCCCTTAGCTACTAACTTTTTGTTATCTGTTTTAGTTTCTTTTAAATCAAGCTGCCTTCTAAGGTACAATCTTAAGCTAGGATCTTCTTGAGCAGTTTTAATCTTATTTAAAACGTACAAGGCTTTATCTACATTAGATTCAAATCTAATAGGAACCCCATTAATATTAAACGGAACTTCCATAACTAAAGGAAGACCATTCTGAGAAACCTTTCCACGCATCCTAGTGTCAACATCCCTATCTGGAGTAACAGTAGGAGACAGTCTACGATCAAGATTTTCGTCGTAAACACTACGAACAATTATTGATGAAGCGTTTGCGAACTCTTGCTCAAGAATATCGCTATCTTCTATGTTCCTGAATTCATTACGATCTAATTCCTTAGATCCACGCAAGAACTGCTTGTCAGTCACTGAAGTAGCAAGCCTATTTACGTAAGCAATAGTTGCTTCAATCGGATCAGCGTAGTACTGTAC